AGGTTCGCGAGCAATTTCTCGTGGATCTGTTCGCGATCCTGGAGGACCGGGCCGGCAATATGACTGCCACGGAGGTTGTGGAGCGGGTTCGGAACCGGATCCAGTCGATCACGCCGGTGGTCTCGCGGCTGAAAACGGAGCTGTTCGAGCCGGCGTTGTTGCGGGTGCTGCACCTGCTGCGGCGTGCCGGGGCGTTCCCGGAACTGCCGGCCGAATTGGCCGGGCAGGCGGTCGAGGTGGCGTATTCGAGCCCCATGGAGGGGCGGCTGCGGCAACTGGTGATCGCCGCACAGATGGAGGGCCTGCAACAGGCTGCCAACGTGCTGGCCTTGGAGCAGTTGAGCCCGAGCGTGGGGGCGTATTTCGACCTCGGCAAGGTGGTGCGAGCCATCGCGCACGCGCACAATGTGCCGCCCGACGTGATACGGGGGGAGCGCGAGGCGGCCAAGCTGCTGGCCGAGGCCGGAGCGAGGGCGCAGGAGCAGGCCGCCGCCGAGCGGGCGGGCAAAGCAGTGAAGCCCCTGGACCTGAATGCACCGGTGTCCCCGGATAGTCCGCTCGGAATGCTCGGGCGGAATCCCCAGGCCTTGCAGGCTGCCTTGCAGAACGGGGGGCCGTTCCATGGCTGACAGGCTGGGAAAGGTGTTTGGTGCGGTCTTCGGCAGTGAGCTGGGCAAGACAGC